ATCGTCAGCCGTTTCAAAATGCTCCATCAATGTAAATTTTTTCTCATACATAATTAGTACTAAATTAGTGCTATATTATTAGTGGGTGGGACGGTCAGGTAACAGGAGAGAAACCTGACCGCCTTGAGTAGAGGACAGAGCGTATCTTTTCAACGGTTGACCTCTACCTATTAGAACGGTATGTCAGCCCCCGATGCGCCTTCCTTTGCAGGAGGGGGAGTCAGAACATTTGGAGATGCATCAGCAGAGAATGCTGAGACCTCACGCAGTTCATTATAACCATTCTTGTTGGGGCCGTAGTCAACCTTAATAAACATACCCTCTAACTCACTAAGGTTAGTGAGGGTCTTAAGGCCAACAGCATTGGCAAGTCTAGCGACCTTACGCTTAGAGATGCCGTCCTTTACCTTGCCAGCATCATCGTGCTGGTTGTTCATATAGATGGCCTCAAAGAGCCATTGACCCTCATACTCAGGGTTGCCTGAAACCTCAATGGGTAACAGTATCTTACTGTGGCCCTTGGAGTCCTGACGAACATCTGGCAGGGGTGCCTTGATCTGGCACACATACTCTCCAGCGGGAACTTCTACACGCTCTCGCTTGATTTCTGTTTCAAGTGTTTCTTGTACATCCTCAATTGAGAATGCTGTATTGAGTTCAGAGTTTTCCATATATATCCTTATTTCTGAGTTTTCTGAGTTGAGGAGCCATCCCAAAAGCTATTAATTAACCGTTGGTACTCATTCCAGTCTGCTGGAATTTCGGCTGGTAAATCGAATCGGTTCTTGGCATCAACGCCCATAGAACCACTTGTGTACAGGAAGCGTTTGCCTGACTGGATTGCCCTGCTATCTTTCCTGTTAAATCCGCTGTCGATCTTCTTGACAATGGTCTCAAAGGCCACGAACAGAATTACATCTGCCCACTCCATCACATCTCCACACAGAGAACGGTGGAGCTTAAGCACGAAAGAGTCATACGGCTCCATCGTAGGCTTGTTAATTGTCCTGACCTGCGTATGGCAGACTAGGATAGGTTGAATATCCTGAGTATCTCGTAAGTAGTTGAGACCACTCAGTAATTTAGCCATTTCGCCACGTGAGTATGCGAATCCTTTACCGTAACCCATGTCTTCAATATGCGTTAGTTTGTGGAGCGCACACGTTTTAGCTTGCGCTAGAATTTCCACTTTGTCAACAGAATCTACGATGATTCGCTTGATGCCAGACTTCTCAGTGGCTATCTCACGGAGGGTTGCCATTAGTTGATCCCACTTCTCTGCATTCTCCTTGACATCGCCAGTCGGAATACAGTCGTGGATAAGATTAATACCAGTCTTGTGAAAGACATTCTCTCCACCATCATCTGCATTGATGACAAAGGCTGGCTCCTTCTTCGTATGGGATGAACACGCAAAGGTTGTCTTACCTGCCCCTGCTTCCCCCTCGACTACTAATTTTTCTGGCTTTCTCACGACTGCCCTTTTATATTTTTCAAGCATTATTACCTTTGCTTAATAGTTGATTGATTGATACCTCTTCCTCCTTCCACATACGCCACTTGTACTTCTTCCAAAGGTCTAGCAACTTCGCTAGTGTCTCCTTAATCTTCGGTTCAGGTACTCGCTCCGTACATCTTGGGCAGAATAGGTGGTTAGTTCTGCTCTTGCAGTTGGACATCCACCATGCGGTGTCCTCATCCAGCTTGCCACAAAAGCAAGGAAGGTTACCATTGTCTCCCTTCTTATAGCCAAGTTCATCGAACCTAGCCATAATCTGTTTATCCCTCTTGTTCCTCGCCTTCTCTTCTTCTGAGACGAAACGCTTTTTGCTCTTCGTACTCCACGATTTCTTGGAGTTGTCCGATTGTTGATAAGGCATTGTATATAAGATGTCTTGTTTCGATAAGGTTTTCCTCCCTGATCTGATCAAGGGCAAGGTCAAGATGTTTTTCTACTATCCGTAATCTATTGTTTAGTCTTGAGTCTATCATTGAATCCTTTTGACTATCTCATCCACGCTCTCAAAGTTCTCATAGTGGCACTTGTCATAGATATTACACCACATAGGGGAACAGAGGGCGTGTGACCTGTTTAAAGGCCAGTAGTCATTATCAATTCTACTGTTTAGTTCAGTAAGCAATTTGTATGCCATAAACAAATCTTCTGATGTTAATTCTGTTTTTAAGAAAACAGGAGGATGGTCTGGTATGATGAGATGGTTCTCAAATGCTGGTATGTCCGTCAGGTTCCTCTTCTGCATTATTACTAATGCATAAAGTGCGCCTTGCATGATCCATTCACGCTTGGCCTTCTTAGAGGGTTTTGACTGTCGCTTAATGTCTATGATAAGGGGCAAATTCTGCCTCTCGGCAAGAATGTCCATGTAGCCTGTAGTTCGTCTGGTGTGACCGTCAAAGATAATATTGAAAAAGTGCTGTGTTTCCAATGGCTTATAGTTTATCCAGCCCATGTAGTCCTCAACTGCCTTAACGTGTGAGTCCATAGACTGTGTCAACTTAACGAAGTCCTCATAACCTAAGTCTTTTTCCATGTCACTAAGTTTTTGCTCCATGTCTTTACGAATGTTGGAACCTTGAATACCTGTCATGATATTCTTTAGACCTGCTTCATAACCTGCATCCACCAGCGTACCTGCACCTGAGTAAAAGTTATAGTTGAACGGTTCACCGCCAACCTTCTTGTACCATAGTTGCTTTGAACAAAATGATGTGGAACTTGAGTGACTTAATTTAATGTCAGGGTGTATCATTAATTTATATGGGTGATAGGTTCAGAAAGCCCTCTATCTGCAAGAGTACCATCAATTGCCTCCTGTTCTTCTGGAAGCATTTTATAAGATATAATTTGAAAAAGAATTTGGTTGCTGGTAAGCCACATAATGACAGACTCCCGCCCAATCCAACGGATAGAGAACTCCCTGAAAATCCTGCCCTTACGAACCTTCTTGCTTTCAGGGGAAATCCAGTCTTCTTCTGATGCGAATGATGATGAGTTTATCCAGCGAGCTTCTGGATGGAAGTTGGCTTGTGCATCTGCTTGCCAGAGCATATCTCCGACTGTCTCAAGGTCTAGTTTGCCTGACTCGTAGATTCGTATTATCATTTTTGTCTCCAAGATTGCATATTGTATCACAATGTGGTAGTCAGGGCAACTACAGAAGATCAACCAGCCTTCCGGTATTGCATTTTCTACTACAGTTACCCTGAACATAATGAGAGTTTAAAAACTAGCAATGCGTTTATCGCCTAAAACTTTCCCCCTCAGAAGTTTTTATTATTTCATGTTGATCTTTTCTGTTATTGATTCCTTACCGCAGTGAGGACAGTAAGCCTTACCCTCTGGATAAACGCTCATACCAGACATATGTACCAACGCCACAGACCACCAGTTCTTACACTCAGCACAGCTAAAGTGGAATATCGTTTCTAGTGTGTATTTATGGGTCATATGTTTCCATCTGTTTCATCTAAATACTTTATTGCCTCCTTTAAGGAGTCTACGCTATCTCCAAATTTACCTAACCCTGAATTACAATTTATACAAAGTAACCCTCTGACCTTACCTGTTTCATGATTGTGATCTACATTAAGTGGAAGTGGTCTTCCGTTTCTAAAGTGCTGACCAGCCTTTTTACATATCCTGCAAGTACCACCCTGTTCCTTAAGCATTTTATTGAAATCTTCTCTCGTTATTCCATATTGTCTTTTAAGTCTCTTTGTTTCGGTCTTTTCTTTATTCGCAACAGCCCACTTACTGCTGTTTTCTTTCATGCATTCCTTACACCAAGAAATCCTTATTTGTAGCCCTGTTCTTTTACTACATTTCTCTTTTAAATAAAACTCCGAGCGGTTTTTTTCCTTCTTACATCTAGTACACACGTGCCTTAATTCTTCAAGACTAACGGAAGCTAAATATTGTGGAGTCATGTGAGGATTAAATTGTTTAACCATCCCACGCTTATGATACTGGGAGCGACAAGTTGCACCACAATACTTCTGTCGTTTTTCCATACCAAGAACTGGTGTATATGTTTTTTCACATACAACACAAACCTTTTCTATTTTTTTCTTGATAAGGCTCCCTGTATTATTACAGGACTTATCAAAAAGACTTCCTGTCTTATTACGAATCTCTGCGAATATTCCCATGTTTGCCCCTTGCCTGCTCATGTAGGTTACGTAAATTCTGAAGGTGTCTCCTATGGGAAGGGTTTCTCCAAACCTGT